AGTTGCTTTTAGCGGTGTTGGATTACATATAAACTCTGGAACTCTTGGAAGAACTATAACTGAAGGATCTAATGAAGCTTCTTATCTTTTAAATAATTCAGGCGCTAGTGCTAATCAAAGAATTAAATATATACAAAGCACAGCAGGTAACCTTGCTATTGGTTCTTTTGATGATAATGGACTTGCGAGACCTCAAATAACTATTGACAACTCAGGAAACTCAACTTTTGCAGGTGATGTAACTGTAAATGGAGATTACTTAGCAGTTGGTAATGGTGATAATAATAACACCTTAATTCAAACTAGATCAACAGCTGGTCAAATATCTGGTATAAAACTTACTAGAGGAGCTGGTGACTGGAGTAGTACTGGAAACAATAATTTCGGTATGATAGTTACTGATAATGGTATTGAATTATCTAAGTTTACGGCGTTAGGTCAAAACGTAACTGGTAGAGCGCCTTATTTAACTATAGCTGATGGTGGAAACTCAACTTTTGCAGGTAAAGTTCGTGCTAATAGTTGGTTTCAAGGTGCTAATGGCACAAACACACTTTACTCAAACGCAACCTCTGGCACATTAATACAAACACCTGGTTCAACTGCTAACGATAACGATTCTAAGATTTATTTTAGAAATCACGGTCTTACTGTAAAACATACTTTTGACACTAATAATGGTAATGCAACTTTTGCGGGTGACATTCAAGTTGATGGGGGTGATATGACAATTGTAAAGCAAAACGGTTCTCCTACTATTAATATGCTTCGCGATTCTAACGACCCTGGCACTAATACTTTATTACATTATTTAAATTTTCAAGTAGATTATGGTGGATCACATCAAGATTGGGGTGGTGTAGAGCATAGAACAACTACTAGCGCTACAAGAACAAAATTAAATTTCAATGTAAAATCTACAGGCGGAAGTGTATTAAATGCTTTATCATTAGACGGAACTACCAATGGCACAACAGCAACTTTTGCAGGAAAAATAACAGCTCCAACACTAAGTATACAAAATCAAATAAATACAACATCATCTAATTTAGAAATAAACTATGCAAATGGTGATGGCACAACTACAAACTTCAAAGATTTTTATGTAAGAGATGGTAAAAACGGAGTAATACTAAATATTCAAGGAAGTTCTAAAAACGCAACTTTTGCAGGTACAGTAACTGCTGCAACTTATTATAAATCATCAGGAACATCTGCTGTTCTTGGAACAAATTCAAGTGGAGAAGTTTTATTGAGACCTACTGCTTGGAATTTATCAACTGCTCAATCTTCATTTACAACAACTTTAGCAACTATTGGAACAAACGCAACTTTTGCAGGAGAAACATATTTTAACAAAGGAGTTAGATTTTATAGGTACACAGACCAAGCTAACTTTTGGTCAGTATATACTAATACAGACGATTCATTAAGATTTAATTATAATGGTGCGGGTAATGATGAAATAACAATAGACAACTCAGGAAACACAACTTTTGCAGGCACTGTAAAAGCCGTAGCCATAAGAACAGATATTTATCAAGATTCAGCATCAAATATTTTATTTACAGCAGGAAACGCAGCCACAGGTGCGTCTAGAAGTTTTAACTTGAGACATTCAGGCACGAGCGGAGATCCATCAGCATCAGATGATTCTAATTCAACTGGTATTACTTGGGGTCAAAGAAGTGACAGTAATCCTTACTACATAATATACCCTAATTTAGAAAACTGGAATTCAAGTGGTAATTATTCTAAATTAACTTTGGCTTGGCACACAGGTATAAAAATAGGTGCTGCTTCTCAATATGGAGGTACAAGGTTTTACAATAATTCTCCAGATATTTCAGGTGCAGGTGTAATAATGAATGTTGGAGTTGGTAGTAATAATGTTGGAGTTGAATACGATTTAAACGTTGGTGGTAACGCAACTTTTGCAGGTAAAGTTGGGATTGGTGTAACGTCATTAAATTCAATGTTTACACTACAAGGAAATGAGACAGCTGGTCAAACAATAACACACTTACACTTAAATTCAGGTAACAATAATTCATTCCCATTCCTTGCAAGTCTAAATAATGCAACAATTTCTAGCGCTACTTACGGTTGGACATTCAATAATAGTTCTTCTACTGGTAATTTAGAAATAGGAAGAAGAAACAACAGCACAACAACCTCTACTGTATTAACACTAGAAAGGTCAAGTGGAAACGCAACTTTTGCAGGTGATGTAAGTACAAGCACGGTTCAAATATCTAATGGTCAGAGTTACAATGAAAACATTAGAATGTTTCCAAGTACATCTAATGATTATTCAAGTTTAGTTCTTGGTGCTGTTAGCGGAACAAGTGGCACTGGTTATGGTCAATGGACGTTAGTTAGATATCCATATGCAACACACTCACATAAATTTAGTATAAGACATAGTTCTTCTGATATAATGGTTATGACTACTGGAGGTGACACAACTTTTGCAGGGTCAATAAACACAAGTGGTAGTATAAATCTAACAAACGCTGGCGTAAACACAATAGCTGCTAGTAATTCTAGTAATGGTTATTTAAGATTTTTAGTAGATCAACAAGGTGTTGCGCTAACTCTTAACGCTGATACTACATCTACGTTTGGAGGTATAATATATGCAGTAGATGGTAACAAAGGTGCGCCAGGTATTTCTTTTGTAAATGACACAGATACTGGTATATTTAGAGATTCTAGTGATAAACTAGCCTTTGCTACTGGTGCAAACACACGAATGATAATTGAGTCTAACGGAGAAGTAGGAATAAACCAACCAAACCCTAGTGCTACATTACATTTAAGAGCAATAGCTAGTAATGGTGTTCCTTTTAAACTAGAAGCACATCCAAGTACTTCGGTTTCTCAAATGCTTATATATGCAACTAAAGCTTATAACTCTACAGACGCTTGGTATAATTTAGTTTGTGAAGCTGGTGATGGTTCTGGTGGTCAAACAAATACTTTAATTATAGAACGTGATGGCGATGTAAGAAACAAAAATAATTCTTATGGTCAAATATCAGATATTAGATTAAAAGAAAATATAACTGATGCAACACCTAAACTAGAAGATATTAAAAAGTTAAAAGTTAAAAATTTCAATCTTATAGGCGATGACTTAAAACAAATTGGTTTAATAGCACAAGAAGTTGAAGAAGTTTTTCCTGGTTTAGTTAAAGAAGATAAACAACCAGATTTAAATGGCGAAGAAGGTGGAGTTTACAAATCTGTTAAATACTCTGTGTTAGTGCCAATGCTTATTAAAGCAATGCAAGAACAACAAGAACAAATAGATGAACTAAAAAAACAAATAAATAATTAAATAAATTTGTATATTTGTAGAAAATAATAATTATGGCAAACACATATTCTTGGGACATTCCAGCAGTAGATTGTAGACCTTTAGAAGAAGGTAATACTGATGTAGTTTATAATGTACATTGGAGATATTCTGCATCAGATGATGTAGCAGAACCTGATACTAAACAAGCTACAATCATAGGTACACAAATAGTTGCAGCACCTGAAGGTGATTTTATACCTTTTGCTGATTTAACAACTGATATAGTTGTAGGATGGATAACACCATTAATGGATATGGATGAATTAAAATCTAATTTAGATGCACAAATAGCTGAGTTAGAAAATCCTACAAGTGTGACATTGCCATTACCTAACAACGAATAATTAATAATAAACAAAAACAAAAATGGGGAATTTAACTGAAGAAGAGTTCAATCAATTAAAACAATTAGAAGGAACTAAAAATGCTATACACCACGATCTAGGTGCATTAGCTACACAACAAAAAAGACTACACAAAGGTTACGAAAATTTAGAAGAACAAAGTGAAAAATTCAGAAATGAATTAGTTGAAAAGTACGGAAAAATTAATGTAGACCTTAAAGACGGATCATTCAAAGAAGTAGAAGAAGAAGTTAAAGAGTAATGGCATATATCAATGGAACATCTTTTGGGCTGTTTCATAATGAAATATTGCTAGGACATTCTACAAGTGCTAGTTTTAATTTAAACGTAGACTTACCTAAATCAACAACTAAAGCATCTGCTGGTTTTCAAGAAGTTATTGCTGGTGTTAAATCAGGCACTATATCGGTATCTGCTTTAATAGATTACAGTGATACATTTGGTTTTGAAGAATTTAGCTCAATGGTACTTACAAGAGAGCTAAATAAATTTGTTTTTACACAAGAGGCTTTTTTAGGAATGACATTAACTGGCACTGGTTACATTGTAAATGTAGATGCTATAGCTGAGGCAGAAAATGTTGTAAGCTATGATTTAGAAATACAATTGACTGATTTTTTTAGCATACAAGATGATAGAAGTGGTCACAGATATTGGAATACAACAGATGTATTTTGGAATAATGCTAACTTCAATTGGAATCTTGCATAATAAATAAATATTGTATATTTGTAGAAATAAAATATTATAAAATTTAAAAAATGGCTACAACATCAGTATTTAATGGAACTAACCTATTATTGAAAATCGAAACAGTAACTCTTGGACACACAACTAGTTGTTCAATGTCGTTATCAAATGATTTACCAGAAGCTACAACAAAGGATTCAAACGGATTCCAAGAAGTAATTGCTGGTGTAATAAGTGGTGAAATTTCATTTGAAGGATTAGTAGACTATAGTGATTCATCAAACGCAATACAAATGGCTGATTTCTTATTAGCTAGAACACAAATTACTTGTGTATTTGGTACAGCCGAGACTGGCGATGCTGTTTATACAGCAGAAGGATTTTTATCTTCATTAGAGCAATCTGCTGAAATGGAAAGTCCTGTTAGCTATTCTGGTTCAATTACGTTAACTGGAGCAATTACTAAGTCAACAAACTAACATTAAAAACACATAAATGGCAAATAGAAAAAGGGGTTACTACACCATTAAATTGGGTGGTAAAAGTCGTACAATGCATTTTTCAATGAATTTTTGGGCGAACTTTACTGAATCATTAGGTATATCATTAGATGAAATAGGCGCTATCTTTGAAGGTGGCGTTTCTATTAAAAACATAAGAGCGTTGATACATTCAGCGCTTTTAGCTTTTGACCAAGAAGAGAATAATGAAATAGATTATAATGAATTTACAGTAGGTAATTGGTTAGCTGATTTAGAAGCATCTAAATTAGAAGATATTGTTTCTGTAATGTTAGAATCTAAAATTCTTGGTAATGATTTAAACGTTGGTATAAAACGTAAGGTCACAAAAACTACAAAAAAGGGAAAGTAAAAGCGTCCATTAGTTGGGACGATATTTTAGATTATTATATCGGTCAAATAGGGATTTCACCAAGTGATTTTTGGACGCATACTTGGGGTGAAAATCAATTACTCGGTGAGTCCCATATGATCAAGCAAAATTTAGAGTGGGAACGTGTACGATATTTATCTATGATTTTATTTAATATAAATGTAGATAAACGTGCCAATATGATTACACCTGATAAATTATTTCCATTACCACAAGATGTTTATTTAGAAAAAGATAAACCAAAAAGCACAAGAGAACAATACGACAGATTTCTTAAACAAGTCAACAAAAGTAAAGAGAAAAATTAAGAGTCTTTTTTTTTGTATTTTTGTTAAAATTCTAAGATATGGCAACACAACCATTAAGAGTAAAAATAAATGGTGATGCTAGTGGCTTAAATAAAGCTGTTTCAAGTGCATC